TCATGTGCCCGAATGAGAAACGGTTGGAATGGGTGCAGCAGTTCTGGCCGAACCGCGCCTGTCAATTGATCGGCGAAACAGACAGGGAGACGGCTGAAACGATCTCATCATATGCGCAGAAACGGGGCAACCTGCGTGTGGTATCAGAAGTTGAGGGAAAGAGCATCGGCATCATTTATATGTCGTTTGGAGAAAAGGCCGCAGCGGCGGTCAGAGAAAGCGCGGCATCGCTCAGGCGTGTTGGACTGCAGATTCCGGTATGTGTGATCGGGTCCACTCCAGCGGAGGGACTGCCCTTCGTGGAATGGACAGGCAAAAGTCCGTTCGATGCGAGTGAGCGGACGAACTTCCAATTCCGCGCGGGACGGGTCAAGCCGCTGCTTTATGAACTGTCCCCGTTCGACCGGACGCTTTACCTGGATGCGGATACACAATTCGTGGATGACATCCTGCCGGGTTTCGAAGCTCTCGGCGAATATGACATTGCGATCGCGCGCGAGAACCTGACACTCCAACAGCTCTATAACAAAAAGCTGGCAGGCTGGGAGATCAATCTTCAGGAACGGGATGCGACCGTGAAAGAATTGGGAGCAGGTCCGAACGTGTTCTTCCTGAACTCGGGCGTGTTTTTCTTCCGCAAGTCACCTGCAGTTCAGGCTGGCATGGCGCGCTGGCATGAAGCCTGGATGGAATGGCAGCAATGGGATGAGCAATTGGCATTCATGCGTGCCTTTTATCGGACGCCGGAAGCGCGGGTCAAGATCCTTGATCCCGAATGGAATTGCCCGGATAAGAAACAAGGCATTTTTATTTTTCATAATTATGGACGCGGTGTTGTGAGAATGAATGTAGAAGAGCAACCCCCTTCGGCTTCGCCGCATTCCCCCAAATTCGAAGAACACGAATTTAGGGGAAGAGATCAGGTGATGGCATGAATTTGCAGATCTCGGTGCCGAAGGCTGGCACGCATTTGTTCGGGTTGATGACGCGCTGCACGACAGGCATCATCGGTTTGCGGGAAGTGCCGCAGATCGAGCCGGTCAACCAGTTCGTGCGGGTCGAGACGTTGAAACTGCGCTTCAAAGACCTGGACCCGAACCTGAACTACCGTGGACACATTCCCTATCACCCTGAGATCGAACCGCTGGTGAAGAGACAGTTCCAGCATGTCCTGCTCATTTTGCGCGATCCGCGGGACGTCATTGTTTCATGGGCGCATTACGTCGAGAATTTGAAGACATCGGCATTGAACACGAAATTGAACCGCGGCAGGCTTTCGGATATTCCATTCTCTTCGCGGGTGGATTTCCTAATCGATCACATGCGTCCGTTCCTGCTTTCGTTCGAGCCGTGGCGTGAAAAAAGTTATGTGACCACGCTGCACTATGAAGAGTTCAAGACCAACCCGCAGCGGGTATTGATGCAGCTTGCGGCGATGGAGTTCGGCAGTGTGACCGAGATGCTCGAACGTGCCAGGAAACGCGAATACACGTTCCGCAAAGGGACGATCAACAACTGGCAGACCGAATTCAATGAGATGCAGAAGCACCAGGCAGAGAAGAAATTCGGTGACATCATCGCAAAATGGAGATCGCAATATGTTTGAGCTGGCAGGAACCCATATGGGCGAGAAAGCCTATATCATCGGCAAGGGTCCGAGCCTGGGCAATTTGCAGGCGTCTGATCTGGCTGATGGATTTGTGATCGCGTTGAACCAGTCTGTGGCGGTGGTGGAGGCGTTGGACATTCCGAACAGGATCTATTCACTGCAAAAGGATGGCTGCGGATTGCGCGGCGTCCACGCTGAATGTTTGCAGCGCAATGGACAGGATTGGATGATCCGCCCGAAGCGGGCGACGCTAATCCTTCAGGGTCCAGGTTATTCGCAGAACTGCCTATCTGATTATGAACCGAGGCTGATCGTGCGTCCCAAGAAAGACCTGGGATTTGTGTTCGCTGAAACGATGGCGGTTCGCATGGGCATTGCGATGGCAAAGCAGATGGGCTGCAGTGAGATCGTGATGGTGGCTTGTGATTCGCTGGTGAACGGCAGGCTGGAAACCTTCGATGTGTACAGCAGGAAATCATCCCTGACAGGTGCCCACCGTCATTATGGACCATCGAAGATGTACGTGATGCAGGAATTGGCAGAGGTAAGACATTCGTTTGTGATACCCAAGGCGGTTCCACCCCCGGCCCCTCCCCAAATGAGAGAGCATCATTTGGAGAGGGGGGATAAGGAATTGGCATGAATAACAAAGAAATACTCGAAAAGGCATGGCAGGCGGCTCCATCATGGACATCGGAAGCCGAGCGCAATGAACTGATCGGACTGGCGCGCGAAGTTTCTGAGAACGGGCTGATCGTTGAGATCGGCGGATTGTATGGCGGCATGACGGCTGTGCTGGGATTATCGAATCCGCAGGCACGCATCACGGTGGTGGATGAGTTCTCATGGGACCCGAACAAGACCGGCGTGAGCGCAAATATTTTGTTGAAAAACGTCCACAAAGTGGGCGTGGAAAACGTCGAAGTGATCACAGGCGACAGCCGCAGAGTGGGCAAGGTATGGGACCAAACCATAGAACTGCTGTGGATCGACGGCGGACACTCATATGAATTCGTGAAAAGCGACCTGGATCACTTCGGGCCGTATGCGAAAAAGATCGCGCTGCATGATTATGGCAATGAATTCTGGAAGACCATTCATATGGCTGTGGATGATTTCCTGCATGAACATCCCGAATGGAAGTTCGATCACAACGTTGAGACAGTGGCTGTTTTGGAGCGGATGCCAGCACATGAACCCCAAATGAGTGAGATGTGAAATGACAACCCTGGCTAACCTAATCTCCGAACTGCAAAGCGAAGTCCCAGCGGTGAACAGCGTGCCCACCACGACGCAGTACACACAGGCGATCAAGGACGCGGTGGCCGATTTCTCGCGCCGCTGCGGACTGGCAAAGGTTGGCTCGCTAGCCATCGTTGCAGGCACGGCGAGCTATGACCTGCCGGATGATTTCATGAAGCTGATCAGCATGGATGCGCTAGTGGGTGAGGGGAATGTCATTATTGCACCGGCTGGCATTATCCCTGTGCCGCTGGATTGGGAAGAGACGTGGACGATCTCGAACAAGGTCATCACGTTCTATCCGACACCGACGTATGCGCTGACGCGGTATTTCAAATACAAGTCCGCCTGGGTGTTGGATGAGAGCAATGATTACACCGAACTCGGCGACAACGAAAAGGATATCGTGATGCTGAAGGCGAAGGGCATCGCGAAGGATAAGATCTCCAATTCGATCGCATCCAGCAGCGGAATGAAATATTCGCTGGGCGCGGTCAGTGTGGATAATACCGGCAGTGTGGATACGCTGCGCAAGGAAGCGTATGCGCTGCATGGCGAATATTCGCAAGCCTGTGAAGACTATAACGGCGCAGCCATGTTTGCAGGAGGTCTGTAATGGATTGGGATGCAATTGCCAACGACCTGCGGGCGGTCCGTGCGGAGAATGAAGTTAGCGTTGCGATCCGGCGCGGAGAGACAACCCTGTCCGCGCAGGATATGCGGATCGAATATGCCGGTTCACGCGGATTCCGTTTGCAGAGCGACGCGGCTAGGCAGGCGGCGCAGGCGGTCTTCATCCTGGGCGAACCAGATATGGATATCGAAGTGGATGACCGTTTGACGTATGGCGGCATTTTATATCAGGTGGTGTTCGTGCAGCCGAACCGGCTGGCAGCGACCATCGCGGAGGCGATAGCAATCATATGAGTGATTTCCAGTGGACTGTACCGCCGAGTGTGATCGCCGATGGGCTTGAAGACTATGGCGAGCGTGCGCTGATCGCAATTCAGGCGGTGGCGAATTATTGGGGGCAGTCCATTCAGGATGAGGCACGCCAGAACGCGAACTGGGAGGACCGCACCGGCAACGCGAGAGGCGGTCTGTTCTTCGCGGTGGACGGCTTCGGATTAAGTCCATTGACCGGTGAAGTGACACCCGAAGCAAAAAGCGAAATGAGCGACGTGGCCGTGGAGAGCGGCGATAAGGATACGCTGATCATCACGCTGGCGCATACGGTTTTTTATGGAAAATATTTGGAATTATCGAACGGCGGCAGGTACGCCATCATCATGAGCACGATCGAGAGCAATCTTCCGAGCCTGGAACGCCAGCTTCAGGAAGTCTTCAAAGGATAAGGCCCCACCCCCAGCCCCTCCCCAAATCAAGAACGGATTTGGAGAGGGCAGTGGAATAGGAAAATTATGGCAACTTTACGACAACGAGTGAGTGCATTTTTCAATCCGCCCGGCGCGGTGGAAACCACGCAGGACGACCCGCGCGTGCAGTCCGTCACTGCCGAGTATGAAAAGCTGAAGGCAGACCGTGACCGCATTGCGACGATCAAGACCTGCCGCCTGATGTACGACACCGATACGCGCGTGAAGAAGTCTCACCGTTTTTATGCCCGCGATATTGTGCGGGCGGGTTTCATCGTGAAGACGAAGAATGAAGAGGCGAAGCAGATCGCGGCTGCGCTGCAGAAGCGTTTGAACATGAACCAGATGCTGGAAGACGCGGTGCGTCTCACGTCCCGTGACGGCGATTCGTTCTATGAAGTGGTCGTCGATGAAGGTCTGAACATCACCAAACTATCGCGCAAGCCAACCATGGATGTGCGCCGCAACAGCAACGATCAGGATGAATTCAGGGATTCAGCCCGCGCGTTCTGGATGAGCTCGAACACGTGGATGAGCCCTGAACCGCCCAGGGATGCGATCTGGTTTGCCGCCTGGCAGATGATCCATGCGCGTTGGGACCATGACGAAGAAAACCGCTACGGCACACCGATGTTCTCCAGTGCCACATCATCGTTCAAGAAGGTGCAGGACGGTGAGTTGAATGTGGCTGTGCGGCGCAAGATGGGCGGCTCGCAATTGCGCGTGCATGCCATCGAGGGTTCGCCCGCCGATCTGGAGAAATACAAGGAAGACAACAAAGCCGCATTCGGCAAGCTCTCGGCTGTGACCGATCTGTTCACCAATAAAAAAGGGACGGTCGAGATCAAGCAGGGCGACGGCACGATCGATAAGATCGGAGATGTGACGCATCACGTGGCGACGATGATGACCGCTTCGGACGTACCGATGGAACTGATCGCCTATGGAGAAGGTCTCAACCGCGACATTTTGGGCGAGAAGAAAAATGAATACGAAGAGACGCTTTCACAGGGACGCGAATGGCTGACCGACCAGATCGTGGCTCCCGTGCTGGAACGCCAATGGCTGCTGGCGGGCATCCTGCCTGAAGCCGTGGATTATGAAATTATCTGGCGCACAGCCAAACCGCTGACACCCGCGGACCTGCGCGACCTGGGCGACGGTTTGAGCCGCCTGAAATTATTGGGTGTCAAGGATGAGATCATCCAGTCCATTGCAGCGATGTACCTGCGCAATGTGGATGATGACATTTTGAACATGGATGGTTTCAG